TTTTCTAAATTCTTCATTTGTTCTTTTGCTATGCTCATCCATTGCACTGACAATTCTTCTTTCAGTTTCGGCAATGTGTTGAAAAGTTTCCTTGGAATTCGTAGTGATTCGGGAGTGTAATTCTTGGATATTTTCTTGCAATTTCTTTTCCTGATGATCTAGGGTATCTTCTTGCCTTGCAAGTTTCTCTTCGTGTACAGCCATGATTGTATGTAATGATTGTGAAACCTCAGCAATTTTTTCTATTGCTGAATCTAGTCTTCTATGAATGTCTTTTAAATCGTCAACATCCTTTTTAAGAATTGCTACATCTGTCTCAATACTCATTTCACTTGAACCCTATTTTCCTTAATTGGTTGATGGTTGATGCAGCAGAAGTGTGATGAATACCTATTCCACCTTTTGCTTCAAATTCTTTCACGTTTTTAATCATATCATCAATCAACAAAGTTCCCTCTTTTGCATAGTCTTGTTTTTCTTTTCTCAATACCAAGTGAATTTTGTTTGATGGGAAGTTAAAAGTTTTCTTCATCCATTTGACTTTATCACCTTGTGATGTTTTGCTAATCTTGCCCCGTTTAGCACTTGGATATGCGGTCAGAATGTATAAATCATATTTACTAATGAAATTCCATAACTTGTCTGCATCAGGCATTTTAGGAAGATTTGCATATAAATCTAGTGGCAATTGGTCCCATAAATCATCATTAAATTCTTTTCCAATAATTTCTTTTGATCCTTTTAAGAAGTCTGCAATGACTCCATCCATGTCACAATAGATTCTTGGAAGTTTTTGTTCTTCACTGAATACCCGAAATGTCTTTAGCTGATTCTTCATAATACTCTATCAGTTCCTTTTGTTGTAAAATATATCTTCTAATGTCAGATACATTTAAAGATAAGTTTTCATAATCTTTTGGAGTTAAAGCAAAAAATACAATCACTCCATTTTGTTCTTTTTTCAATTCATCAAAAAAAGAATCAATGGTTTCTTCAGTGACAACATACCATTCCAGACCATTCATCTTCAGTGGTTTAGGTCTTGCTTGAATGGGAATTTTCTTATCAATATATTTAGTTTCTACAATAATCTTGGGTGGGGGAGGTTCAGGAGATGAAAAGAATGAACAACTACTAAGGAGTGGTAGGGACAGCAGTAATATCTTCCAGTTCTTTGAAAATTTTAGTTGTGGCATCATTCACTCTTTTTTCTATAAGACCTGGTTTTGCTGTTGACAGTTTTGTTAGATTATGTTCATTAAGTTTTTGTTGAAGATCATCTTGATATTTTTCAGCTTCTTGTAAATCTTTTTGTAACTTTTCTTGAAGAAGCTGCATTTGTTCTGATTCTTCTCTCATTCTATCAATTGCTTCATTTGTAACTTTAACAGCATTTTCATATGCTGTGATGTTCTTTTGTAATTGTATTATGGTTTCTTGTGAATCTTTAAAATAAGAATAACCTCCATACAATACTGTTCCAAGTATACCTAAAACAATCACTGTTGCATAAAGTCTAATCATATTTCTTTTTATGGTTCTTTACAATATTTAGAATTCTTCTAGGTTGTGTTTCTTCAAAAGAAAGTTTCTTGTTAGATGTTTTAAAATCTTTCTTTCTCATAATTGTTTTGGCGACAAGTTCAAATTCTTTACCATCCCATTTCAATACGAATGGCATGTTTACATCAGTTTTCATATCATTTAAAACTGCTTGTGCATCATCACCAAGTTCTGGAATTTGTTTGCCATACTTTTTGTATGCTTGTTTGAAAAGTCTAATTAATTCAGCAACTGTAATTTGTCTTTTATTTCTTTCATCATTGACACGATCCAAAAAGTGTCTAGTAAATTCAATATCAACACCTACTGATTTGTAAAGTTTATCAGCATATTTTTCTACATTATCAAGGTCTGATTTTGAAAGTTTTGCAGAACCGGCTGAATCATTTAGTGCTGCAATTGGTTTATATGTATCTATAGGAACGTATGATGATGCCATTATTCGTTATCCACTAAAATTAGTGTGTATTCTGATGTAACAAGCGCATTTGAAGAACCTCTGACTCTTACATCAAGATCAGTTTTTTCTGTAAACTTGATAGGTACTGGATATTCATAAGAATAATTATTCTGATAAAGTGCCATGGTTGATGTTATTCTGAATGCTCCACCTTCTGGTCTTTGAAAAAATCCTAATACTGTTTCTTGATTCTTTGATGCAGTAGCATACCAAGAAAGCATGTATCCTGTTTTACCTGCTGGAATGGTGTAAAATGATTGTAATGTTTGACCATATCCTATGTCAATAGTTGTTACAACTACTGATCCAATTTTAACAAGAATGGTTCCAACATTGGAACCAGATGATATGAATGCACGATTTACACGGGTAAATACTGTTTGTCCAGCAACAGGAGTTGCACCATCAAGAGTTAATGTTTCAGATACTGGTTCAAAATTTAGATCAAGTCCGCTTACAGTTACATCCATAGTATCTGCACCTGTACTTTGAACTGTAATAGTTCCTGATGGTGTTGCCCAAGGATAAAGATCAGTAGTTGGTGCATATGTCCAAATTGTATTCCAACCACTACCATTTGTTGCCCAAACTGATCCAAATTTATGAACACCAGAATAACCTGCGAGATCACCTGCTGAAATAACAACATTAGAAGCTGCACCAAACGTGTTAATAATATTTCCATCTTCATCGCTAATCATCACCACTTCATGATTTGTGGTTTGTTGTGGAAGATAAGCCTGTGTTAGTTTACTCCATTGTGCCATGTTATTTTCCTATTTTTTTCATGAAATCATTCCTTCCCACCAATCAGCGTTTGGATGATCTTTATCGTATTTCTTTTGATCAAACACCCATTTGACTTTTTTAACTCTCTGTTTTAGGGTACCTTTTGTTTTACATTTAAAACATTCACCCATTCTGTTATGTTTAAAGTTTTCTATATATCCTGCTCCACCACATTTATCACAAGTGACATCTTCAACATCATATTCTATGGTTTTCTTATAATATGGATTCTTTTCTAATTTTTTCTCTTCTTCTTTTTTTCTTTCTGCTTCTTTCTTTTCTAGTTCTCTTCTTTGTTTTGCTTGTTTGAGTGCTTGTTGCGAACTCTTTGTTGCTCTTAACTTAGAAGAATCTTCATCTTTCTTAGCTTCTTCGTATCCTTTTTTATATTCTTTTTCAAGTTTGGAATGAGTTTTTACATCCATTCCATTTAAAAATCCATTAACAAAAACAACATCTTTTTTTGGATTGTTTTCAATTCTTCTGCTATATGCTTTCTTTCCAAAATATCTTGCTCTGACTAAATCATCATTTGTTAATGATTCATTCAGATATTCTTTGAAAGATTTCATTTCTTTTTCTCTTGTCTTTTTTCTCTGGCAAGATTTAATCTCTTCACTAATTCTTTTACAACTTTTGTACGACCATCATATGTCATATCTTTTTTCTTTTTCTTACGAATATCAAGAGGAACATCAGGATTTGCAATTGCTGGTCCAGTTGAATTAGTGGGTGCTTCTTCTTTATAAATTCCTGTTTCTTTATAATACTTGTCCATTAATTCTGCAAAAGTAATCATTGGATTATCCTATATCGTCTATTGTGATGTAGATTGTTTTGTTGGTAGGAATGTGAATGGCCGGATAAACATCAATACCAAGAACATTATCGGCAGGTTCTGTTCCTTCAGGAATAAGAATTTCATCACCAATCTTTGCGTATGTTTCTAAATCAGATAACAAAGTTTCGGTCTCAAGAATATATTTGCCTTGTAGCACTTCATATTCCTCTTTGATTGTGTTTGATAATATTTCTGGATTCTTTAAAATTTCCTCCATCAAATATTTTTCTATCTCACGAAAATCTTTTTCTTCTTTGAATGTATCTTTCAATAAAAACAATGCAGCAGCATATGTTCCAAGTTTTGTTTTTAAAATAGGAATCTTTCCAAGAATTCTTTTGATATTAAAAACTAACTTGTGTAGAATAGTGTATGCTGATTTTTCATCAGGTGTTTCAATTTCTTTGTCGGTGCGAGTACCATTTTCATCAATGATTCCTAGTTTATATGCTTCTTGTTTATCAAAAGGTGTTGTTAATAAACGAATGAATCTATATGTAATGAAAAGGTCTATCGCTCTGCCCATTTAAATACTTTCTAAAATCTTTGTAATGTATAAATCTTCTGGTATATTCCTCAATTCATGTTCATCTATCATATTCAAATATAAAAGAAATGATTTTAATTGAGGCCAATATTTGTGTTCTATTTTAAAAAGAAGAAGGGTGGTTCCAGCATCAACACCAAAAAGATTTGTTATTATAATGATGTGATTTAAGATTAATCTTTCTTTAAGAACCCCCGTTTCTTCATATTTTGTAAGAAGCCTTTTGATGTAGGTGAATCGTTTCATGTCATCATAAAATTCTGATTCACCTACACATTGAGGATTATCGTAATGTTTTATGGCGAATAAAAGAAAATTTTCATTCGTTATTTGCTGGAACATTACCTTCTTCTACAACATTATGTACTACATTCACTGGTTGCACCACTGGTTGAGGTGCTGGTTGTTGCACCACTGGTTGAGGTGCTGGTTGTTGCACCACTGGTTGAGGTGCTGGTTGTTGCACCACTGGTTGAGGTGCTGGTTGTTTAGGTGCCTCTG